AACACGCGCGGGATCATCAGCTTCAAGATTGCTGATGGAAGTGAAGCCAATGCCGTGATCGCAGGAATGAACTCTCAGCACCAGTCGCAGAACTTCATGATCGTGTCCCGTCCCAGCGCAGCAATCACCGGCATCAACACGACAACCTTTGCTGGACAGGGCACAAACAGCGATCCTGACCCACGGGTTATTGCCGCAGCGTCACTGGACCCAGCCAGTATCGGGATGGCCCTATTCTATCATACGGCATCGCCTGTCATAACGTTCAGCCCTGTCTCAGGAAATACAACCAAAACCGGAAACAATTGCAACACCTACTGGGCCATCCAGAACGGCAGTCCCGTCAATATCAGCGTCGACATGAATGATGCGGGCGGCGCGCTGATGATGATTGGTGGCGCGGTCAGCGTCTATTGAAGAAAGACAGAACAATGGGACAACTCTACGCCAAGAATCCGGATGATACGATTGGCGATCTGTGGACGCCGCGTGAAAGGATTGGCGGCATCCAGTATGCCGGATCCATTGCGGCAAAATGGAGCGACGTGGATCTCGCAGGGATTGGTCTGTTCCGATTGATTGATGCTGGCCCTGTTCCGGCCGGCAAGCAGATAGTCAGCAGCGAGATCGTGTTCAATGGAACATGTTTTGAGCGGCAAAATACGCTTGAAGATATCCCAGCACCTTTGCCGCAGGACTGTCCTCTGAACCCAGCGCAGTTTGATGCAATCCTCGCATTGCTGGAGATCACCATCGAACAGATCGACACAGCGATCGACGCGGCCATATCCGATCCGGTTGATAATGCCTTCGCCAAGGCCAAGGTTCGCAAGGCGACGGCGTATCGGCGCGACAATGACCTGTTTGGGCTTCTTGCGCCGCTCATTGGTATTACAGACGAGCAGATCGATCAGGCGTGGATGCAGGCAAAAGACTTTCACTAGTTCGGTGGGTGGCAACTTGCACTGCGTTGCCGGCTCTTTTACAAGAGAGCCAACCACGCGAAATATCCCAATGTCCAAACAATGATGTGTCACTGAGGGTCCGAATTCGGACCCTCAATTAGTTTTCAACCCTCTTGTAAAACGGTTTTGAAGCCCGCCACTGGCGGCGTCAAACCATATATAAAAGGCTTGGATAATGGCACAACTCGGATATCAGCACGGCACTCGCGTTACCCGTGTGCCGGAAGGCACAATCAGTCTTAAGGTAATCGATCAGGCGACGGTCGGCATTGTTGGAACTGCTCCGGACGCCGACGATGCGCTCTTCCCAGTCGATACGCCCATTGCCCTGACCGGCGACGTGACGCAGATTGAAGCGCTTGGTGCGACCGGCACAATCAAGGACCAGATCAACAATATGATTCTGGCGTCCGGTGGAACCTATCTGCCGAAAACCGCTATTGTTCGTGTAGCGGAAGGTGTCGACGCGGATGCGACACTGGCCAATATGGTTGGCGCTGCCGGATCGTTGACCGGGTTTCATGCCTTCAAGTCCTGGTCGTCCGAACTCGGTTTCAAACCCAAAACATATATGGCGCCTGGCTTTGCCGGTTTGCGGCCCGGTGATGCCGCGAACCCGCTTGTTGCGGCTATGTCGCCCTGGCTGGAACGCCAGCGTGCCATGATGCTGGTTGGTGCGCCATCAACCACCAAAGAGGATGCCGTTATATATCGCGATGATACGGGATCGATGTCCGTTGAAATCATTGATCCGCGCGCCCTTGCATCCGATCCGGATACGGGCCTGCCAATAGCCGTTCCTATTGAGCCGTTTATCATGGGTCTTGGTGTGCGCATCATCCGGGATGGTGACAGTGAAAGCAAAAAACCGGCCGGCTTTTGGGTGTCCTGGTCAAATGCCGAGATCGGCGGCATTGTCGGTGTAGAGCGACCTGTCAGCTTCGATTACACAGATCCCGATACGGAAAGCCATTTCCTCAACGAAAACCGCATCAACACGATTGTCCGTGACAATGGCTGGCGCTACTGGGGCGGGCTTACCGCATCCTCCGATGATGACTGGATGTTTGCAAACGTCGTGCGCACCCGATACGCGCTGGAAGAAATGGTCGCCCGTGACTTTGCGCCGATTATTGATGCGCCAATGAATGCGCCGCAGGTCATTGCTGCCATTGTGTCGCTTGACGAAAAGCTGAAGGACTTTCAGCAGGCCGGGGCGATCATCGGCGGCCGGGCCTATTTCCTTCCTGAAGAAAACAGCTCCGGCAATCTCCGCCAGGGAAAACTGCGCATCGAGTTTGATGCGGAGGAAACACCGCCAATCCATATGTTGGAAGTCGGTTCACACAAGAACATCAAATATTTCGACATTCTGGTTGACGACATCGTCCGCGAGCTTGCCAGCGTCTAAACGGCCAGCACTCACAAAGGAGAACGACAATGAAAGATATCGGTCGCGCCTGGTCCGCCTTCATTGAAGACAAGGGCAAATTTGCGGAGGCCGCAAGTTACAAGGAACCAGACCTGAAATGGATACGCGAGCAATACGCCGGCGGCGGTGCCATTGCCGAGCGATCCGTTCCGATGCTGTTGGAAGAGCTGAAATGTGAACTCACAATGTACAATTATGATCCGGATGCCATTGCAGCATTTGGTTTTGCAGTGGGTAGTCCTCAAGCGTTTCAGTTTCGGCGGGAGCTGTTCGACACTTCAGCGCAGACAACATCGTCGATTGTCGTGCACACACTGGCAACTGTGGATCTTGAATTTCCCGATTGGGATCGCAAGAAACTTGAGGGCGTCAAACTGCCGTTGTTTGTGACCACCTATCGTCGTTTCCGTGATGGTGTCCTTGAACTGCATATCGATCCGGAGGGCGGCATTATTGATATGGGCGACGGTAATATTCTCGCCGAAACAAATCGTGCCATCGGGCGGAACTGATCACCATGGCAAAGGAAACAATCACGCTTAAAAGGCCAGTTGATCTTCGCGGAGCTGACGGCAAAGGCGCGCATGTATCAAAGCTTGAACTTCGTGACATGGATGTGGGCGACTTTCTCGATGCATGCAAGGATTGCCGGGAGGGCGCAAGCCGCATGGAGCAGGAATTGCATGTGGTTTCGATCTGCTCGGGCGTTGGTATGTCCGTGCTTCGGGCGATCAAGCCTGGTGACTTGTACCAGCTTTCCAACTGGTATGATCGACAGTGGGCAACGCCGACTGAAACGCAGGAGGGTGGCGAGGGAGCCGACGTGGACCCTTCAGGGGACAGCGTGGCGAGGTGATCCTTCTGGAGGTGATGGAAAATGTCGCTTCCATCTATCCATTCGGCATGTCTGATTTGCGCTCTTTAACACTGATGCAGTTACGGTTTTTTTCACAAACGGCGAATGCGCGTCGAATGCGCAGCACAGGTGATGTCCATCGGATTTTGGAGACACTGTTAACGAAAGGCTGACATCAAAATGAAAGCGTCAGTAACGCTTGAGCTTATCACAAAGGGACTGGATAAGGCGCGCCAGGCAAAGCAACTCATAAGAGATGTTGGCCGGGCTGAAACAGTTGGTAAGGATCTGATTGGCACAGAGAAAAATCTGATCAAATCCAATGAACGCCTGGCTGAGTCCGAGCATAAATCTGCAAAGGCCTTTGACAAGTCCACGCAAGCGGCAAAAAAACAGGGCTCTGAGTTTACAAAACTTGAACAACAACAGGACAAACTGAGACGAAAATCCAAGCAATTTGCAAATGCAAATGGTCCGGTGCGTAGCCCTGGGGTATCCAGCATGATCAACAAGCCGATGGTCGGCGCTGCCGGGGCAGCCGGTGTCGGGTTTCTGAGTGGCGCAGGGTTGGCGACTACAGGTGCTGTCGGCGGCCTTGGAATGGTTGCTTCGGCATCGATCGTAGGTGCGGCCGGAGACGAGTTCGAAGCCGATCAACTGCGCGTGCTGGGTGAATATACGGAAGCCCAGGAAAAGGCCTACCAATCCATTTTGAAGAAAACCGGAACCCATCGCGGCATTGGAACAATGGGTGCTTATGCGATCTTTGGTGAACTCATGGCCGGTGGTCTTTCCCACAAAGACGCAGCCGTCATGACGGACGGTGTTGCAGTGTTTTCGAAAGCCGCAAAATCGCAGATTGAAGAAGTTGCGAGAACAACCATCGCATTGCGCAACAATCTTGCCATTGGCAATGATGAAATGATGTCCGCCTATGACGCAATGGCGCTTGGTGGCAAAGACGGCCAGTTTGAAGTCAAGGATATGGCAAAGGCCTTCCCGTCTCTTGCTGCAAAAATGGGGAAACTGGGTGAGAATGGGCTTGCAGGTGTCAAGCGGCTTGTAGCAATGAGCCAGGCTGTGCGCACGGCGACCGGAACAAGCAGTGAGGCGGCGACTAACCTGGACAACCTGCTCAACAAGTTGACCGCCAAAGACTTCACCAAAAACGCAGCGAAATTCGGCATCGATGTAGAGAAGACGATGTCCGACGCGATAGACAATGGACTGTCTCCTGTCCTTGAACTGATCAAGGCCATCCAGGAGGAAGTTGGTTCAAATCCATTCGCCCTGGGAGAACTGTTGCCTGATAGCCAGGCCCAGGCGGCATTGACCGCCATTATCAAACAATATGGCGCCATCAATCAGCAGATTGAAAAGATGGGTGCTGCGCAGGGCATTGTCATGAAGGATTTTCTGACGGCAACGGATAATGCGTCGTCGGCGTGGGATCGGCTGTTTGCGAATGTCGCGACCAAGTCAAAAGACACAGCGGCCAAAGTTCTACCCGTTGCAACGAAGGTGATGAATTATCTTTCAGACGGCATGGAGGGAAAACCAACAGCCCTCAGTAAGGCCAATCAAGGCGCAAAATCTGTATCGTCCGCCATTCCCGTGGCGTGGTTGGGGAGAAAGATATTTGGGGATGATCCGCCACCTCAGATGGAGGCCTACAAAAAATATGGCGCTTCCAGGCGCGAAGCCAATCAAAACAAGCTAAGCGGCCGTGATGCACTTTCCGGCATCGTGGAGCGCATTGATGCTGCAGATCGAGCCAAAAATCAAAACAATACCGTTCAGAAAAAGGGCGATATTTCCGGCCGCATGGATGGTGCATTTGATGGCGTTGCACATGAGGCGGCAGAAGGATCGGCGGCTGTCAAAGAGGAACTAACTGCGCTGCAAATTCAAACATTCGCAGCCGGGCAAAAGGCTGGAAAACAACTGGCAGCCGGATTGCGCTCAACCAAACCGGAAGTATCGGCGGCGGCCAACGAACTGGCCAGCGAAATCAGCGCCCATTTCCCTCAATCACCTGCCAAGAAAGGACCGCTTAGAGGTTTGCCACAGATGGGGGCGAAGATCTCCTCACAAATAGCAGACGGCATGTTGAGCAACAGTGCGGCCCAGGCCGCAAGCACGGTTGCCAAACGCATCACAGCAGGACTTGGTGGCAATGCTTCTGGCAGACAATCGGCAAAGCCTGGTGGGGTTACGTCGGGCGGGGTTCAGATCGGATCAATCACGATCAATGGTGTCAAGGATGCTGCCGGTGCCGTTGACCAGCTCGGCCGTAATATTGAGCGCCGGCTGGCCGGTGTTCTTGCTGACGTGGGGTAGAGCAAATGTCACTGCTCCGGTTCGGAGGCTTCACATTCAGAGTGTTCGGATTGGCACCGCATCTCATTGCTCGGTACGATGAATGGCGGTGGGCGGAAACCGAGCGCTTATCCGGTGAACATGCCTTGCAATTTTTGGGCCGTGGCCCTGGCGAAATGACATTGGAGGCCACACTTTTTTCACAGCATCTTTCCGGTCATAAGCAACTCCATGTAGATCAGTTGCGAAGCGTCGGCGACAGCGGTACGCCTTATCCGATGATCAGCGGCGATTACAAGGCTCTCGGCTGGTATGCGCTAACGTCTTTGGAGAGCGAGCACACCTATTTGGATTTGCGCGGAAGGCCGCGTAAAGATGGTCTGCTGATTGGTTTTCGCCGGTTTGGCCGTGATGGTCCTGGCGGTCTTTGATGGTGAACACCTGGACCACTCGGGACGGCGAAATGGCAGATGAAATTGCCTGGCGGGTCTATGGCGATAGGGCAGACGGATTGACAGCCCTTCTTGAGGCCAATCCGCAACTTGCCCAACTTCCTCCCATGCTTCCTGCAGGGCTGATATTGAGCTTGCCTGATTTGCCTGAAATCACGGCTGACGATGACACACTCATAAGGCTGTTCAGTTGATGGTGAAGGGCTTTACACCCACAATTGAATGCAGCGTAGACGGTCGCTCGATTACATCCTTGCTTATGTCGCGCCTGGTTGAGGCCAGCGTTACCGACGGGACCGGGATTGATGATGACCGGCTCATGATTACCGTTGACAACCCCGGCGATCGAATTGCCCGGCCGCGCAAAGGCGCCAAGGTTCTCTTTGCCGGTGGATACCGCGAAACGGGCATTCGGACTTTTGGCAATTTCATTGTTGAGGATGTGGAAAAATCCGCACCAAATCGCAAGCTCACTATCATCGCCAGGGCGGGCTCACCGGGCAACGCGATCAAGGAAAAGCGGTATGCCAGTCATGAGGAAAAATCGATTGACGATATCGTGTCAGAGATTGCTGGCATACACGGTCTGACGCCGGCTATCGGCGAAGACCTTGCCTCCGTTGTCATTCCGTTTCGCGCGCAGATCGGTGAAAGCGATATGCACCTTCTAACGAGCCTGGGAATGCGCCTGGGCGCGGTCGCGTCCATCAAGGATGGCTACCTCATTTTTGCCCGGAAAGGCAAAGCAGCCAGTGTTACCGGTAAGCCATTGCCAGTCGTGACAATCGGTATGGATGATTTGTATGGCGAAGACGCCTTTTTGGTGCGTGGCACAGCCCGCAATAGCTATGGAACCATCCGCGCATTCTACCATGATCGCCAGCAGTCAAACCGGCGCTTTGTTGAAGTCAGCAGCGATGGTCCTTTGCTTCAATTGCCGGAGGTTTACCAATCGGAAGACGAGGCCAGAACCGCCATCGATGGCGAGCGCAACAACCGTGATCGCTCCGAAGAAAATCTGTCTGTTACGATCCAAGGAAACATAACGGTGCAGGCCGATGCCAAATTGATTGTTGCCGGTATTGATCGGGATGGCGATGGCGAATGGTCGGTCGAGACGGCCGAGCATAGCTGGTCTGGTTCAGAGATCTATCAAACAACCATTGAGGCCGTCAGAAAGGAGCGGGAATGAACGGCCAGGCCCAGCCGGGTGGCCGGTGCGTTTGAGCGCACCAACGCGGGCCTGATCACCAAACCAATGCCCGCCGACAGCATCCATAGACAACCGTCGCACCCGTGCCCGCGCGGGCAATGAATGTGTGACTGAGTCGCGAGATACGAACAATGAAAGATGTGCGATGCGGAACCTGCAATGCACTGTTATTCAGGGCTGGACAAAACGCCCTTAGCAACGATATTGAGATCAAGTGCCGCCGTTGCGGTACGATCAATCATTTGAGGCCCACTGAGCCCTTGAACGAACGCCAGGAGCGTCGTCAATAAAGGACAACTCAGTGTGGCTTTACGTTCCCCCAAAAATGATACCCTCAACGGAATTGCCTTGTGCGCAGGCGTTGGAGGATTGGAGCTCGGCCTGCATATCGCAGAACCCGGGTATCGGACTGTTTGTTACGTCGAGCGGGAAGTCTTTCCAGCGGCAACCCTCGTGGCAAGGATGGAAGACAAGACCCTGGATAACGCGCCTGTCTGGGATGACGTTAAGACCTTCGACGGCCGTCCGTGGTGTGGAAAGGTTCATCTCGTTACTGGCGGATATCCATGTCAGCCATTCTCATTCTCTGGAAAGCAAGAGGGCGAAAAGGACCCAAGGCACCTTTGGCCTGATATCCGGCGCATCGTTGGAGAAATCCAGCCCGAATGGTGCTTCTTTGAAAACGTCGAAGGCCATCTCGATCTGGGCGCCGCCAAGGTCATCAAGGACCTTTCGCAAATGGGCTTTACTGTCAAAGCAGGCATGTTCTCGGCGCTCGAAACTGGCGCGAGCCAGATACGGCGACGACTCTTCATTATGGCCCACGCCGACGAAGTCCCTCTATTGCTGCAGAGCGGATCTGGAACTATCCACTGCGGGGCTGAAGTTTCGCACCGATCCGACACAATCCGGCAGCCAGATTTCGTTGGGCAAGATCGCGCGTCAATGGACACTGATCTGGTTGATGATCCGTGCCTGCGGAGTGGTGCCGAACAAGAATTTTCGATTCCAATCTACCCGCCCGCTCCACATCAGTTTGCAGCCTGGTGCCAGGTGCTCACGCACAGACCTGACCTTCAACCCGAATTTTTCGGACTGGATGATGGGGTGGCCAATCGGATGGACCGATCCGACTGCGCCGGTAACGGAGTGGTCAGCCTGGCTGCAGCGAATGCGTGGCGAACTCTCAAGGCTGCATGCTTTTGAGGAAAAAGATGTATTATAATGACGGCAAAAAGCGCCAAATTATAAAGACATTATTATGTTCCAATCGACATCATATCCTGCCGCTTGCAGTTCCTTGGCGATGGCCACTCGCCAACCGCCGCCGTCGTCATATAGGTTCCAAATTATGCCCTGCATATCGGACGGCAGTTCCAACTGCTTGTCTACAACAAGGCAACAAATTTTTCCCCGGCCCAATTTTCCAATAAAGTATCCGAGTTCCAAGATGACATTCTGCCTCGCCCTTGGCTTTGACTCTTCGCCCTTGCGAGAGCCAAGGTCGTCCGGTGTTAACAATATTATTGCGAAACCCACGTCGGCATTATTCTCAACTTTTTCAAATATTGTTAGGCCTTTATTCGCCTGTTCATGAAGGATAATTGGTTTAAGACCAATTTTTTCCAAGTACCTGGCCACAGCTTCTTTGGGGCCAGTTTCGTGGCCATGCACCAAAAAAACGCGGCTAAGGCTTATTGCTGACTCCAAGACCATTGATGGAGTCGGGGAGATTACGCACGGCTCTGCTTCATCAATGCGTTCTTGCAGAGAACCTACTGCCACTCGTAATAATTCTATTGATCGTTGTTTGCCCTGAGAAAGCTCTTTTTGAATTTTACTCAGAGGAGTTTCTCTACCCATGACTATTGTGACATGTAGCTAAATACAGCAGCGCTTCTGTATCTAATATAGTCGGCGGTGTCATTGCCAAAAGTTCTCATTAATGCATCATCAATTGAAGCGCTCAAGGCTCGAGTCGACCCATATGCACTTTCTCTTGTCACTGCACGGGGATCGAAGGCTTCAACGTCTTCAATCCGTTTTTTGAGCCGGGTGATTGCCTTTTGCATTTGCTCGACAGACAAATTTTTTGGTGCTGGTTCATCCGCACTTTCTAACTTTGCCATTCGACATCCTCATACTAATTTCTGACTCTTATTGTAGGAATAGCTACAAGGTTTGTATGCGGCAAGTGTCCTGGGCATGCGTCCCCGGCTAGTTTGCTGATTTATCAGTATAACTGATGGTGAGGTGAACCGATCTGCCGTTGATTAGAAAACGCAATGGTAGGTTGAAACAGATGTCAATTGATCTTGCGCGCGATGCCATTTGATTTTGCGCGCTACAACTCCCGCCACTCCGCCGCATTCCCCAAAATCCCAATTTCTCACCAAAAACGGTTGCAGTGGCCGCAACTCTCTGATTCTACTGGGTTAGTGTTTCCGTATTTTGAGTCGAATCAGCTCGTACGATTGCGAGAGGACTCGAGCTCAATCTGTTGCCGGGACGCGGCACGGGAAAGGAATTGGCATGGACAAGAAACATGTAGCGGTCTTGATGGGCGGGTTTTCGGCGGAGCGGCCTGTCAGTCTGTCTTCGGGCAATGCCTGTGCCGATGCGCTGGAAGCCGTTGGTTATCGCGTCACCCGGGTGGATGTCGACCATCATGTCTCCGAGGTGCTGGCAGAGCTCAAGCCTGATGTGGCCTTCAATGCGCTGCACGGACCCTATGGCGAAGATGGCCGGATCCAGGGGATTCTGGAATATCTCGAAATTCCCTATACCCATTCGGGTGTCACAGCCTCGGCCATCGCCATGGACAAGCAGCAGGCAAAGCGCATCGCAGCGGCTGTCGGCATCAAGGTCGCCGAAGAACGGGTGATGAACCGCGGCGATATTGGTCAGGAACACCCGATGAAGCCGCCCTATGTGGTCAAACCGGTGAATGAAGGGTCCAGCCTGGGCGTGGTGATTGTTCAGGAAGGGCAGGCGCACCCACCGCAGATTCTGGGCTCCGGCGACTGGACGCACGGGGAGCGGGTGATGGTGGAGCGATTCGTTTACGGACGGGAGTTGACCTGCGCCGTGATGGGCGATCAGGCGCTTGGTGTCATCGAAATCATGCCAATTGGTCACAGTTTCTACGATTTTGATTCAAAATATATTAAAGGTGGATCAAATCACGTGTGTCCGGCGAAAATTTTACCAAATATTTACCAAAAGATACAGAAGGTGTCCCTGATGGCGCACCAAGCTCTCGGGTGTCGAGGCATCAGCCGTTCTGACTTCCGTTACGACGACCGATTTTCCGAAGATGGTGAACTGGTCTGGCTGGAGGTCAACACGCAGCCCGGCATGACCCCGACCTCA